GTTTGATTGTTAAAGTGGGTTTGAGATTTTTAAGTACACTATCAGCTGGACTTTCACGACTCAGCTGTGCTAGTTCATTTTCACTGAGATTAAAGATGCGTAATGTTTCAATATCATATCCAAGGTCAATCTTTTGCCCAACACCACTGCTGCTGCGAGTTTTCATTGCTTGAATTTGATATCGTCCTTTTTCACGCATACTGCGACTAGTAAAAATGCCAAACACATTGTCTGCTGTAAAGATCTTACTGATACCGCCCGAAATATGACTGTGGTTAAATTCCATTTCGTCAATTGCACCGCGATTCAACTGCGATCCAGTCACTACCACTGTACGCAGTTCTTCGGCCATGTTACGCAGTTCCTCACTAACGTACTTGTCTTTGATAAACGTATTGGTTGGATCAACCTTAACACCGGCTGGCATCATCAAATCCAAGTAGTCAACAATCACAAAGTCGGGCTTGAATCCTATTTGTATGCCCAGTTCACGCACATAACTTTTAAATGTGTTGACTGTGCTCTGCGCTGGAAAATACTTGACTCTAAAGTCTCCGGCCTTTTTACCAGCCAATTTGACTTTTAGTTCAACATCATCTAGTTCACGAAAAATGTTTTTGTTGGCCACACCTGTGATCATACTGTCAGCTCGTTGACAGCAGAGATTTTCACTCAACTCCAGTGTTAGATAAATTCCACTCAGTCCAGCCTGTACCCAGTTAATGGCCAAGTTCAGCATGATCAAACTCTTGCCCGATCCTGATCCACCACTGAAAATATTCAGCTCGCCTTTTTTCATTCCGCCATACAGTATTTGATCCAGAGTAGCCCAGCCTGTGCTGATCTGCCCGTTGTTTTGTTTCAGTGCCATTAGCCGTTGTTTGGGATCAGCAAAGTAGTCAGTACCCATGTCTTTGTTGAGACTGATCTGCACTGCTTCTTTGATTAATCGTTCTACTGGCTCAAACTCGCCTTTTTCAATCATGTCGGCTGCAGAAAGAATTGCCCGTTCCAGTTCTTTTTGCTTGGTAAACTTTTCAAACTCATCCAAGAACCATTGATCATGTTCTTCCCTAATGTCAGCTACAGGCTCCAGCTTTACATTGGTTACAGCAAAAATCTGTCTGTTGTCGGGTAGTGCGCTGTATTGGGCACTGTGTTCCTTGATAAACTTGGCTGCACTACGCAAACTGCGATCAAAGTTTTCAGGATTGTAGATGTTTTGAATACGCACATAGTTCTCAGGATTACTCAGCATGAACTCTAAAAATAATCTCTGGACTTCGGTATTGAATTCTGTCATTTAAATTGCGATTGAAATTTTTTGGCACGCAAACGAATTCGCGTGGGATTGGTTTCGGTATTGGCCAGTATGTCTTTTACTACATAAACTGCACCAAAGCGTTGAGCGGCTTCGTTAATGTCCTTGCAGGTTTCCAAGTAGTTGGGAAAGCTCACAGAGAATTCATATTCCAACGCTGATTGAATTAGCTTAAATCCTGCAGCATCACCATCGGGTACAACTACGGTTTGTTTATGTAGGTCGTGTATCAATTGGGCTTGTGTACTACTTATCTCGTTGTGCATCACAGCTACACCATCTATGCTCATAGCATCAAACGGCCCTTCGCACACAACAACCACGCGACGATCATAGTTTTGACGATCCAAATTAAACACCAGGTTGCCGGCATCGGCCTGCATGTAATACTTGACTCGCTGTGTGGGCACAATGGATCTAGCAGTATAGCCCACCAATTGTCGATGATAATAAAACGGCACAATCACACGATTACTGAGATCAACTGTGCGGTCCGGCGACCAATAAAAAGTATAACGCTCAATGTCAATCCCACGATCTGTGAGATACTGTGCTATTCGCGCATCTTCACACTGACTCAATGGCACTGCATTGGGCGGTAATGCATAGCGTTTTAAGTCAACACTGCGACGTTCCAGTTCCTCTTGTATTACTGCATCGTTGCGTTGATCCAAGCACCATAAATTAAGTGCTGCTATTACTGTAGCGTCAACTCCTAGCCACGTCAGCCATTTTTTAAGTTTGAATCCCAATAGCTGTCCGGGCCTCCACCCAGTGCTGAACCCACAATTAAAACAGTGGATACCAAAACTGCCGTCGGTGTTGAATTTAATGCCGCCGCGTCCTCGACGATCTGGGCTTTCCCCACGGTGTGCACAACACACAGCGTCATGACTGATCCACTCGCCTGATGTTTTAGTTCGCGGTAGATGAGACCTTACAATCTGCTCGATACTTTGCATCCAGCAATTATACAGCAAAAATAGAGAAAAATCAACTCAAGTAGAGTATCTTGCTTATAGTACCCGACACTGTAGCAACTAGAACACGCACCCAAATATAAGACCCAGTGTAGTTGTACAGTACGTTGGTGTTGGCAGCAACGGGAGTCACAGTGGCAAAAGTGAACCAACTGCCGGGCTGAACATCTAAACTGGCTTGAAAAGTCACAGTACCAGTAAAGTTGCTGTAATTGAATTGAAAGGTATGTAGTGTGCTGTTGACAGCTGCGGCGTTGGATACGCCTACCACCGGCACGAGCACTGTTGACTGTACTGTAACCTGTTGTCTAACTGCTATTTCCAACTCGCCAACAACAGAATAATTATCATCGCTATAGATTATAACGTCACTGTTTACTGCATTAGTGGCATTAATAGAATAGTTGTACAGTCCTGGTTCTAGATCATCCAGTATATTGTTTATACTGAGCACAGTATTGTAAACTGGGGCGGGAGTCAACCCTGACGGCACAGGAATAGTGTAAGCAACAGATTTTGCAGCACTGTCGCGATTTTTGAATATGTTGAATTGCACTGTGTATCCAGCAAAATCAACACTTTTTTGATCGTTATTCTTAAACAACAACTTGATTTGGTTGTTGGCATATTTGTAGAGTTTTATTCTATTTGCATACACAATGGGGTACCTGGTTGTTGTTGATTCATTAACTATTACTTGACACTCCAGTAATATTGGATATAAATAGCAAGCAAGTGTTTGCATAGGATTTCCGTTATTACATATTTATGGCACCCGAAGAAAGAAAAAACCTCTTGGACCAATGCCCGTTTTTGACTTTATTAACTTATGTTAACAGAGATTATCTAGGCATCATTCAAAATCTCGACGACAGCGTAGTTTCATTTTATGACTTTGAATCAGTAGCAGCAGATCAAAGACTGACATTTTTAGAACTAGGCGAAACATGGTGGTGGAGTAGTAACCGCCAAATTCCCATTAATTTGTTTTTAAAGGCCGACTGGATTGTGTTCAAATCCACACTAAAAACTCTCAACAGTAAAAATGTTGAGATAGTGCAGGGGCCTTATGTGAGTCTTAAAGAATCAGCATCGCAAAAAAGCAAACGACGCAGTGTAATACTAGTCCGCAAGGTCTAGCAAATTCATGTTAACTGCCACCAAGTGGCTGTAAGAAATAGCATGTGCCTTTTTAAATCCGTATGCACCATCTTGGCCAATGTTCCATACCGTTTCAGCTACTGTTGCCCATCTTTTCCCTATCAAATGACGCTTGGATGGTCTAATCACAGCCAAAAACATGGCCATGCGTTCAATGGTGTCAATGGGTTCAGGCATTTGTTGCATGGTACTGTAGTGTCGCCCAATGTGTATTAGTTGACTGAAAAATTCAGGATCCCGTAATCGATGCCAAGGGGGAGCCCTGTCCATTAATTCAGTTAACTGCTGTGGACTTTGTATTTGCTTGTATAGGTTAACATTTAAAAAGTCCAGTTTAACATAGCCTAATTGTTCAGCCAGTTGATATTCTATTGCAGCAGTACCACTAACACTGTTGCGGGGAATATCATTAACATATACTCCGCTAACATGTCGAACCAACCGTTGGTCTTTGAGCATGGCAGCAGGTACATGTCTAATCTTACTTAGTACCAACTCTCGATCTCCAAAGTCTAAATCAATGTCCATCAAATACTGCCATTATTACAAATCATTTTTACAAAATCCACATCTTCAGCTAAGTTGCTGAACCTACTGGTCCACCAACCGGGATCAATAAACTGCAGCAGCAACAGCATTTGTTCTTCGTTAACTCCAGACAAAAACTCTTTACCACCATGGCTTTGATATATTACCCAAGGGCTCATGCGCCCATTAACTACATCTCTAACTATCAAATTAGAACCGGCTTGTGCAAAATAATCATTGAATTCTTTGCCGGTTTCCGCTGCCCAACGTG